GGTCTTCCGAAAGAAGTGAACGTCCGATTCCAATTGTGGGGTCAGCCGGAATCGAAACAAGGCTCAATTCGTGGGGAGTCCAGCTAGTAGCAAGGACACCCTCTTCGCGTTGCTCAACCTCATCGATTGAGTAGCCAAACGAAATACCCCGCAAGATGCCGTCTTTAACGTCATCTAGATACTGTTTGGCGAAATCAGAGCGCGAAAAGCGGATTTTTGCGTAAGCACGCTTTTTGTCTTCATCCAGATAGGCCCGCTCGACCACACCCAAAACTTTGTCGGGGTTGTGATTGAAGAGGAACGGAGCGCCGTCATTTAGGCGCATGAAGTTAGGAGCCTTGCTGTCATGGCTGAGCACCTCGCTGCCGAAATACCGTGTGACGGGATACTCGGAACTGAAAGGAAACTCAAAAGTCCGCTCATCCAGAGAACGGATTTCGGTTGCCTCGGTGCGCTGCATACGCTCACCGACAACAGCACGCTTTTCCTCAATCGTTTCAACTCGCTCTTCCTCAGGCTCGTCAGAACGGATTGGAGCAATCTTGGTCAAAGTACTGAATCGATGGCCAGCAAAGATGTCAGTCTCTTCGCCGTCGCGATAGATCGCGATTAAAGCAGCAGGATCCTCTGCGGTGCCGTTGATGACAAACGTGCTGCCAGGCACGTCAATCTTGCCGTTCCGCTCAACACGAGTGATCTTGCCCCGAGCGCGACCTCCTGGAGAGTTCCAAGAAACAAAGTCGCCTGTTTTTAGGGCATCGGGTGCTGCCCTTTCTTGTTCCTGCTCCATAGAAGTCAAGAGTTCTTCCTCATTATTGCTAATAAGTTGTCTACCTTCCCGTGCTTTCTTGATCCGCTTCGATCGAGCGTCTGACCAAGACTTGCCAGCGTCACCCCCCCAAGCCGCCCAGGCCACCCTTCCATTGCTTGGATATCCGTCTTCCCCAGGGCTGAATCCTTTGCCCTGTTTATCCACCTCATGCCTTGCAAACCAAGCAGACATGGTCACGACTGTGTCTGGTGACAGCTCATTACCACTCAGAATCTGACTCGCTCTAGTGCGGGCAACGTCAGTACCACCACCCTCGCCATCAGACTTCCAGTCACGATAACGCTGAGCTTCAGTCCTCATGCCCTCGTTGGGCATAAGGTCGATCTCAACTCCGTTTACGTTTGCCATTTGTCCGCTTGCGGGTGGGCTGTGGCTCCTCTGATTCAAGCAACGACAGCTGCATAGCTTCGTCAGTCAAATCAAGATCCTTGTCTAGCTTGATTCCAGCATCAGCAGCGATTTGCTGCTCACGGGCAAGCTCAGCAACGTTGTCATCAAAATCACCGCCTGAGTAAGCAATGATTTGCTGCTTCGTCATATAGCCCGCCTGCTCTGCCTCGCGATAGGCCTTGACCTCTTTCAGTGGATCAACCCAGCTCCAGCCACGCGGCATCCAACGCGGGGAAAGATAACGCTCAGGCCGCAGCTCGTAATCAGGGAAGTCACAGTATCCACTGAGAACTGCAAGGTTCAGCCACTCACGGAACACACGCATATGCATGTTGTCGATCAGATACTTCTGAACAACACGCCAATGCTCGCGATCTTCCAGCAATGACAGTCGTGAGCTGCTGTAGTTGGTGTCGCTGAAGTCGCGAGACAAAGTCTCGTACGAGCATCCAAAGCCAGAGGCAAAGCGTCTTACTTTGTTTTTGACAAACATTTCAAACTGCTGATCTGGCGAGTCGATGTCAGGAACTGACACAGATTCGCCCGGCGAAAGGTACTTAAATGTTCCTGGCTCAAATTCACTTATGCGCTGACTATTTTCAACATCATCAGCGATTAGTTCGCCCTCATTATTGGTAATAAAGCCCATAATACTCGCTCCGGCACGAGCACGAATCACCGCTGCTTCCTCATATCCCTGCAGCTGATGTGCATCGGCCATCACACTGTGGAACCACGGCACACCCCTGTTCTGGCCTGGCCTTTCAGGCATAAACAGATGAATTACGTCATCCGCAGGCAAGAAGACATGCTTCCTGTCAGGGACAGGATTACCTTGAAAAAAAGTATCACCAGGATGACGAGTCAGGATTGCGTACCGCACAGGGCGGCCCCACTCATCAACCTCAACTCCGTTGCGCCACTCATTGCCTTTTCTTTGAGTGGCGCCGTTGTATGACTCGTCCAGCAGATCGCTTTCGATCATCTGCAATGCCAGCGGCACCTTGGACTCGCCGAATGCACGACGCACAATCCTGAACAGTGCTTCGCCTGACTCGCACATCGCGCCGGCAGCTAGCCACTCAAAATCGTGGAAGCTATATCGACCAGAACAATCACAAGCATTAGGCCGGGTCCAGTAAGACCACTTGGCTTCAATCTCATTGTTGATACGGTTGTCCCGCTTGCTGCCACGCAGCTGAAGCACCTGTGATTGCAGCTTGATGCCGGTGCCGATCACATTGATTTGAGTTGTCCGCTTCGCCTGCCGCGCATACGGATTGTTCCGCACCATCTCGCGGGAACGATCCCGCAACCTGCGCAGATTCCCTCGAATCTCAGCATCGGCACTGGCTTGCGTTGACATCCAGTCAGATGTCAAACGAGAAACCATTGCACCGCTGTAAGCACGGCGGAAGACTCGGGCAGGCGCCTTGCCAAAGCCCAGGAAGTTCATGACGCTCGAACGAATACCCATGATCAGTTGAACCTCACGAACATGTTGCGTGGATTGCCAAGTCCGTTGGCGATCATTTCAGCTTGTTCTTCACGTTTGACTTCTGCCTTAAGTCGACCCTCGAGTTGGATGAGGTCAGGCAAGTCGTAACGCTTGAGGTTACGGTTGCCAATCTTGTATTCCTGTACTGCCCCACCTGTAACAAGTGTCCTAATTGCAGCTTGTACAGCTTCTAGGTCTTTTCTGGCCTGAGTTCGCCCATCAAACGCTCCAGCAGTGCCTGAGTACTCAAGAGCCGCCTCAACAGTCAGCGTGCCGTAGCCGAGCGTGATTTTTTCACTGCTCTTGGTCGCAATCGCCTGCCAATACCAGTTGCCAGCATCGAAAGCAGAGCTATCTGTGGCCGATATTGTGAATTCCCAGCCTGTTGAGTAAACAGATCCGGTTGAAGTGTGGGCTACGCCCGGTCGGACATTGGTCCTCAAGTAGTACTTGAGAGTCCACTCGTCACTTTTGATTTCATTGCCGAAAACATCATTAGAAGAGTTGTCTCTCCATTTGATGGTGTCGCCGGCTCGAATCTCGCTTGGGATGTTCACAGGACTACCAGCTTGAGACGAAATTACGGCGTTTAGGCCGTTTTTGTTGCCTTGATCCTAGCTGAGGCGCCTTATTAGGCTCATTACGCCGCTCAAACTGATCCCAAATGCTCCGGCGGTCAAATTTTTGGTACATACGGTGCAAAGCGGCATAGGCATAGACCATTTCGTCCAATGCCTCGTTGGGACTTTGGCTTTTTTTGACCCAAACACGCTCTGGAAAGCCGTTGCGATACCTGAGGACTTGTCGCTCGGCAGTTAGCTCTTGGAAGTAGTCAGGACCGACCGTTGGGTAGAAATGAAGGTATCCAGGGCCTGGATCATTGTGTTTCAGTCGCCCAAACAACAATGACTTGACTCCATCAACGCCAACAGGGAACAATTGAGCGCCATTTTTCATCGCTCGACCCTTGTAGTTGATGTCAACCTTGCTGGCTTTGCCCAAAGGTGGCTTGCCTTTCTGACCCATACCTTTGATTGCGATCACACCCATCGCTGCACGCTCTCGTGCATAGCCATACACCTCTTGTGTGTGGTGACCACCAGAGTCAATGCAGCAAACTTCAATATTGAGATTGCGGCCATCCTCTGTTTCGTACGGATTTTGCAAAACCTCGTCTAGCTGCTTCCACACCTCCGGCCTGGACGGTGATCCATAAAGAACCACTCGATCAACCAAATAAGCCTCCTCATCTCTGGCCCATCCCCACACTGACAAACTCAATCTGTCGTCCTGACAGTCGCAACCGCAGGTAAGCAACAAAACTTCGGCAGGTGGTGAGGCCTGCTTGTATTTCTCCTCAGCAGCACGCTGCAACAGTGATTCGCCACTGATCTTGCTCGCATACTCGTCTTCCCAAACCTCGCCAAGGATCGTGTTGACCCAAGTTTTCAACTGTTCTGCATCGTGCTTTGCATCTAAAAACTCCTCCACCAGATTCGACCACGCCGCATTTGGGCTGTAGCTGTAAGCAGCCCAGATATGAAAACCAGCGTGCTTACCGTTAAAGGGACCAGTGCTCCGCCACTCGCCTCGCTCAACCATCCATCTCTTTTTAGCGTGAGGGATCATCACGCCACACTTCTCGCAACAGTAAGAAGCTGTTGAAGGATCATCGTCGAACCAGCGGATGTTGGCCCAGCGCAGATACTGCATATGACCGCAGTCTGGGCATGGGACGTAGTAACGCCGCATGTCCGACTGGTTGTACATCTTTTCGATCCGACTGAAATCCTTCACTGTCGGTGTCGAGCCAGAAACGATTTTTCGATTCCAGTAGTACTCAGTACGCCTGATGCCCAGCTTGATTTGGTCACCTTCAGATCCAGCCGAAGGCGGATAGCCGTCGACCTCGTCGAACAGAACAATCCGCCTGCTCACACGCCGGAAGCCACGCGGCGAGTTTGCACCGACGAGACTAAGCGTCCCCCCTGGAAACTGTTTTTGCAGGATCGTGTTTGCGCCGTCCTTTGCCTTCGCCTCGCTGACCAGGCCTCTTAGCACTGGCGTGTCGCGCAACATTGGCGCGATCTCTTCCTTTGAATACCCCTGAGCATCCTCAATTGTTGGCTGCACCAACATGATTGGGGCTGGATCTTGGTGGACGTGATACCCGACGACGTGGTTCAAAATCTTCGAGTAGCCGACCCTGGCTGACTTCATCACCGTCACCTGTTCAATACCAGGATCAGTGATCGCGTCCATGATCCCCTTCTGATATGGCAGCGTTCGCCATCGCCCACCCTCCGCGCTGGACTCCGCGCTCAAGAAAGCATTTTCATCAGCCCACTCACTGAGACTCAGCTTTTTAGGTGGCTTGAAGGCCATGTAAGCCTTCTTTTCCAGCAGCTCGATATTGCTCATCCCTCTGCCTCCCGAGCCAAGTCTTCAAGCGTTTCGCGCACAATATCTTCCAAACACGCCATAGCGCCCGAATCCAGATCAGGTATTCGCTGCTTTGCCTTGCTCGGCAAACCCATGATCTTGTTTCTCGCCATCGTCACAATCTCAACCCACTTCGCCTCAACTTCTGCTGCTGGCACAAGCAAACCCTCCTTCTGCTTCCTGTCCAGCTCAAGCAACTCAGCTTTTAGGTGCTCGGTCCTGGCTCGGCTTTCGTCGTAGTCCGGGATGTACTCAGACGTTTTTGTCATCCGTGGGCCTGGCGCCCTATCTGCAACTTTTGCAGCTGGCTGGTCCTGGATTACTTGTGCAGCCTTTTGGTGCGCGGTAGTCTTGCGGGTTTGCGTGTTTTTTCGATAGTCGTCAGCGAGCGTGGCAGTGTCCAGCCGCTTCTTACCTTTTTCATTAAGAACTGTTTTGAGTCGGCCTTGTCGTATGGCTTGGCTGATTGCTGGTGCGGTGATGCCAAGAATTCGTGCTGCTTCGGCTTGAGTTACTAATGCCATCCGGCGTTTACGGGAAAATCAAAAAGTGCAATGTTCAATTGGACGTTGGCAACTTTTTAGTTGCTTCATAACGCAGATTGTAGATTATTAATCTACTTTGTGCGCTTGTGCCTAGCAAAATCGTGCGGCTCGAAAGACCT